ATCGCCGAAGAGTTAGCCTTACCGCCAGTAAAGATACATTGCTCAATACTCGCTGAAGATGCAATCAAGGCAGCAATAAAAGATTATAAGGAGAAATCAATTGGCAACAGAAATTAAACCCCTATCACGCTCAGAACGTGAGGCAGCAATCAAAGACAAAGCAGGACTGGTAATTGTTATCATGGCTCTGTTCCTGGCTGTTACTACATACTTCTCAAGCATGCATTCAGGTGCGGTGTTAAAGAACATGCTCAAGGCCACAGACACCTATGCTTTCTATCAAAGCAAGAGTATCAAGCAAAGCATTGCCGAAGGACAACTGGAACAAACTCAAAACCCACGACGCCGAGCAGAACTTGAAGCCAAGATTGCACGTTACGAGTCTGACCCTGCAAAGCAAGAAGGCAAGAAAGAACTGTTGGCAAAAGCACAGGCATTCGAAGCCGCACGTGATGATGCAAGCAGGCATACTCCGTGGCTGACATTTGCCAGCATGACATTCCAGTTGGCGATTGTGTTACTGAGTGCAAGCATCCTGGCAGTCAACAACAAGATGTACAAGATCAGCGAAGTAGTGGCCGTAATAGGTGTGATACTGCTGAGCCAGGGTATTTGGTTGTGGTTGTAAAATGATCACACTTACCGAGCTTGCGGCACGTAAGATTCTACAACATATAGAACGTCGTGGGAACGGTATTGGCATTCGTGTTGGGGTCAAAACAACAGGTTGCTCAGGACTGGCATATGTGTTAGAATACATTGACACTGCACCAATCACACGTGATTGGTTCAAATATGAAAGCCATGGCGCCAGGGTTTGGGTCAATGGCAAAGATAGCATATATCTAGACGGGCTAGAGATAGACTATAAAAAACAAGGACTCAATGAAGGGTTCGACTTTAACAACCCACAGGCCAAGGATTATTGCGGATGTGGAGAAAGTTTTCGACTAAATGATAATTCAAAAATACGATTACAAACCACTGAGTCGGACCACAGTTGAGGGCAAGCGCCATTATGCATTGCCCAATGGCGATAAAGTACCTAGCGTAACCACAATCCTAGATCGTACCAAAAGCGAAGAAAGCAAGGCGGCTCTTGCTAATTGGAAAAAACGTGTGGGTGAACAACAGGCACAGCAGATCGTAACTGAGGCCGCCAATCGCGGTACTCGTATGCACAGCTATCTAGAATCATATATCCTTGGTGATGATCTGAAACCGTTGCCTTCTAATCCTTTTGCACACCCTTCATGGTTCATGGCCGCAGAAGTTATCCTCAAAGGACTGTGCCATGTAGACGAATATTGGGGGTCAGAAGTACCAGTATACTACAGTGGGCTATACGCAGGTACCACAGACTGTGTAGGAGTGTGGAAAGGCCGGCCTGCTATCCTGGATTTCAAGCAGAGCAACAAGCCCAAAAAGCGTGAGTACGTTGGAGATTATTTTATCCAGCTTGCTGCCTATGCAGAAGCACATAATGACACACATGGTACCAATATAAGTGACGGTGTAATTCTAATGGCTGTGCAGCCTAAATTGCAGGAAGATGGCACCTATAGCACCCCAGAATACATGGAATTCACCATCGAAGGTGACGAATTTGAACACTGGAGACAAGAGTGGTTCAAGCGAGTTGAGCTATATTATCTAATGAGCTAAATACTCCATATACCGGGGTTTTTAGCAAAATGGCAATTGTACAGATATCAAGAATTACGCACCGCAAAGGGCTGCAACAGGATTTACCTGCTCTGGCATCAGCTGAGCTGGGTTGGAGTTTAGATACACGTCAACTGTATATCGGAAATGGCACAATTACCGAAGGTGCTCCGACCGAAGGCGTTACAGAAGTTTTAACGCAATACTCAGACTTGCTTAACATTGGTGACCAGTACATTTTTAAAGGTTCACTGTCTGGCTATACTTCGCAGACTGGCGCTACATCATTATCACCAACCACACGAACTCTACAACAAAAACTAGATGATAGTGTAAACGTCAAAGATTTTGGCGCAATAGGCAACGGCATTGCAGATGACACAGCGGCTATACAACGTGCAGTTGATCAGATATTGTTTGGTGGTTTTGCGTTAAATCAATCTAGACTTCGCCGCGTGATCAATTTTCCAGCTGGAACATATCTTATTAGTGCCAGTATTAAATTGCCTGCTTATGTTAATATACTAGGAGCAGGCATCGATCGAACTATTATACAGCAAACTTCTTCGGGTGCGGTAGTTGTACAACTCAAAGACAGCTCATCTCAAATTGATGCTGCCTACGGTACTCTTGGTGCTACCACTGTTAAAAATGTTACTATACAAGATGTTACTCTTGAGAGTTTATCGTCTAGTAGAAACATTGTTACACTAGACTCTTGCGATAATATACTTTTTAACAGGGTGTATTTTAAAGGCACTATTACATCACCATCAGGTTCAGGTGTGAATGGACAGAACGCAGTGTACGCGACTCCAACTGATGCCACCAAAGATATCAATGGACTAAAATTTATCGATTGCGTATTCTATAGAATACTTCAAGGTCTAGTGCTTAATGCTAATAATGTAAAAATACTAGGTTGTGATTTTACTACAATGAGTATTGCGGTATATGTTGATGCAACACTAAGCGCGGCAGAAACCAGGAACATCAAAGTGTCTGGTTGTACATTTGAAGGAATTACTCGTAGTGCCATCTATGCAGTAGCGGCCACTGCCACTGCACAAATGAATGTGATTAGTATTGGAAATTATTTTGGTACCGTTGGGGGAGCCGCCGGGTCCACAGTGGCACCAGTTATTTCATTCAATGGCAGCGGAAATTACAGTATCGGTGACACATTTGCAAGAACCGACGCCGACGCAGATGTTAGACCTAGGGTATGGCACGCCTCGACCAGCTTGAACTCCAGCCTAGATGCTAATGTTGGTTTAACAACCGGCATGTTGGTCAGAGGTATAGGACGTCAATTGACACTAAGTGGATCAGTAACTGGTGCGAACACAGGGATTGTACTAAGTGCTAACACAGGGATCTGTGGTGCAGCCACTATTCAGTACATCTTAAAAAGACCCACGGCGTATGCCTATCGTCATGGCAGCATTGAAGTTATATACAACGATACCACAGTTCAGTATGTTGATGAATACACTGAGTTTCCGAATGCAACTAACTTTACCTATCCAGGCCCTACCGGAGTAACATTTTCGGTAACAAATATATCCTCAGGTAAATTTAAAGTTAACTATACAAGTGATGCATCAGGATCAGGCACATTAGTCTACAGTATTACAAATTTCCTATAACCATATCAATTATCTAAATGTGGAAGCTCAAACCCGACGATCGGCTTGATCGTTGGAAACAATTTCGTAAACGGTTAGATACCTTGCCGCTAGAGCTTGCATTGGCTGAGTGTGTGAGTTTCTGGCAGAGTGCACCATTCACTCCCTACTATCTGGATCACAGTGATCAAACAAATTGGCCAGATCCCTGGCAACTGGTATACGAAAACTACTACTGTGATCTTGCAAAAGCACTTGGAATAGTGTATACTCTACAGTTAAGCAAGCACGGAAAACAATTAAGCATGTCCATCAAGGTGTATCAAGATCCTATAACAAAAGGACAGTACAATTTAGCTTGGATTGACCAGGGGAAATATGTTCTTAATTTCATTGCCAACGAGATCGTAAATAGAACACAAATACCAAAAGAATTAAAGCTCTTGACAGAGTTATCCAGTCAAGACCTGAAACTACAAAATTATTAAATCAATATCAGGGGAATCAATGAGTCAAATACAAGTCACCAAGAGAGATGGCAATCGAGAAGTTCTCGATCTAGAAAAATTACACAAGGTAGTGTTCTGGGCAACGCAAGGAATAACAGGCGTTAGTGCAAGCGAAGTTGAAATCAAAAGCCATTTACAGTTCTACAACGGAATCAAAACAACAGATATTCAAGAAACACTGATCAAAAGTGCGGCTGATTTGATATCTGAAGAAAATCCCAACTACCAGTACGTGGCCGGCAGGCTGATATGTTACCATTTGCGTAAACAAGTCTATAATGACTATGAACCATGGCCCCTGCTGAGACTGGTACAAAAAAATGTGCAGAGTGGATTTTATGATGACGGTCTTCTCGCCGCTTATTCAACAGATGAATGGGAAAAGTTAAACAGTTATATTCATCATGAGCGTGATGAAAACTTCACCTATGCTGCCATGGAACAGTGGCGGGGTAAGTATCTTGTACAGAATCGTGTTACCAATGAAATCTTTGAAACACCTCAGGTAGCATACATGCTGATTGCGGCCACCTTGTTTCAGACATACCCTGCGAGCACACGACTACAGTGGGTAAAAGACTATTACGATGCAATTAGCCTTCATGACATTAGCCTTCCTACTCCTGTTATGGCAGGGGTCAGAACTCCTCAGAAGCAGTTCTCTAGTTGCGTTCTCATTGAGACTGATGATAGTCTTGATAGCATTAATGCTACTACAAGTGCTATTGTTAAGTATGTGAGTCAGAAAGCAGGAATTGGGATTGGTGCAGGAAGAATACGTGCCCTAGGATCGCCTATTCGCAATGGCGATGCATATCACACAGGCGTAGTTCCGTTCTACAAAATGTTTCAAGCAGCCACACGTAGTTGTAGCCAAGGTGGTGTGCGCAACGGAGCAGCCACCCTGTACTATCCAGTATGGCATTTAGAAATCGAAGATCTTCTGGTGTTGAAAAACAACAAAGGCACAGAAGACAACCGTGTGCGACACATGGACTATGGTGTTCAGTTTAATCGCGTGATGTATGAGCGATTGCTAACAGGCGGAGACATTACCTTGTTTTCGCCTAAAGATGTACCTGAAATGTACGATGCATTTTTTACAGATGCAGATCGATTCAAAGAGTTGTATGAAACAGCAGAACGTAATACCAAGTTGAGAAAAAAGAAGATTAAGGCAGCTGACTTGTTCAGTCGCTTTATGCAGGAACGCAAGGATACCGGACGTATCTATCTGCAGAATGTGGACCATGCTAACACGCACAGTCCATTCAAAGTAGATCGTGCCCCGATACGTATGAGTAATCTTTGCTCAGAGATCGATTTGCCTACAGTACCGTTGAACGATGTCAATGACGAGGATGGTAGGATCGCCCTGTGTACTTTATCAGCGATCAATTGGGGCAATGTAAAAAGCCCACATGACTTTGAAAAAATGTGTACTCTGGCAGTTCGAGGGTTAGATGCATTATTAACATATCAGAAGTATCCAATACGGGCAGCTGAATTAGCTACCGAAGAGTTCCGTCCACTGGGTGTTGGTATTATCAACTTCGCCTACTGGTTGGCCAAGAATGATGTAAGTTATTCGGACTCTCGTGCCCTGCCCTTGGTTGACGAGTATGCAGAAGCCTGGAGTTACTATTTGATCAAGGCTTCTGCAGACCTCGCACAAGAACAAGGTGCGTGTACTAGATGGAAAGATCTCAAGAGCGCAGATGGTATATTGCCTATTGACACACGTAAAACTGATGTAGATGAATTAGTTCCACACATCGAGCGCATGCCATGGCAAAGTTTACGTGAACAAGTACAACGAACTGGTCAGCGTAATGCTACACTAATGGCACTGATGCCTGCAGAAACATCAGCACAGATCAGCAATGCCACTAACGGTATTGAGCCACCGCGAAGCTATGTAAGTATCAAAGGTTCAAAGCATGGTCAATTAAAACAGGTTGTGCCTGAGTATCGTAAGTTGAAAAACAAATACGAACTATTATGGCATCAGCGTAGTCCAGAGGGCTACATGAATATCTGTGCTGTATTACAAAAATATATTGATCAAGGTATATCGGTTAACACATCCTACAATCCACAGTACTACCAAGATGAAAAAATTCCAATGAGTGATATGCTCAAGCATCTACTACAATTCTACAAGTTCGGCGGCAAGCAACTTTACTACTTTAATACCTATGATGGTCAAGGTGAAATTGACATCGACAAACTAAATGCAAAAGAACCTTTACAAGAGCTGAGTCCAATCAACGAAGCTGACTGTGAAAGTTGTGTAATCTAAATCAAGGAAAAATAATGAGCGTTTTTAATACCAAGAAGAAAAATCATCTGGCCAGCCTGGCTTTTCTTGATTCCAGTGGCGGAGTAACTATTCAAAGATTCGACATACTAAAGTATCGTCAATTTGAAAAACTAACTGACAAACAACTAGGTTTTTTCTGGCGTCCAGAAGAAATTGATGTAATGAGAGATGCTAAAGATTTTAAGGACCTAACACCGTATGAGCAACACATTTTCACATCGAACCTTAAGCGACAGATACTGCTGGACTCTGTGCAAGGTCGCAGCCCCAATTTGGCTTTTCTTCCTATTGTATCATTACCTGAGCTGGAAACATGGATTCAAACTTGGAGCTTCAATGAAACAATACATAGCCGTAGTTATACTCATATTATTCGCAACGTATATTCTGACCCTAGTAAAATATTTGATGAGCTCGTGGATGTCCCTGAAATTGTCGAATGCGCAGGTGATATCTCGGGATACTACGACAGACTGATAGAAGCCGGGCAATGGTTTAATTTGCTAGGTGTAGGAAAGCACACAGTGAACGGAAAAGAAATCACAGTTGACCTCTACGAACTTAAAAAGAAATTATGGCTAGGTCTTAACTCCGTAAACGCCCTTGAAGGTATTCGCTTCTATGTGAGCTTTGCCTGCTCCTGGGCATTTGCTGAACTCAAGAAGATGGAAGGCAATGCTAAAATTATTAAATTGATTGCTCGTGATGAAAATGTACATCTAGGATCAACACAGACCTTGCTTAAACTCTTGCCTCAAGATGATCCTGACTATGTGACTATCAAGGAAGAAACCAAAGCTGAATGTGAAGAAATGTTCCTACGTGCGGCCGCACAAGAACGTGCATGGGCACACTATCTGTTCAAGGACGGAAGCATGATTGGCCTGAACGAACAGTTGTTGTGTGACTATGTTGATTGGTTGACTTGCAAGCGTATGACCGCGGTTGGTTTGAAGTGTGGCATCAAGACAGGATCAAATCCTTTGCCATGGACCGCTAAATGGATTGCAGGTGCTGAAGTTCAAGTTGCACCCCAGGAAACTGAGATAAGTAGTTATGTGGTTGGCGGTACCAAGCAGGACGTTGACTCTAACACTTTCAAAGGATTCAGTTTATAAATGATCACAGTATATTCGAAAAATAATTGCCCATTCTGCGTACAGGCCAAAAACCTACTAAAACTCAAAGGTGTTGACTACACTGAAATCAAGATTGACGAAGATGCATCTGCAAAAGATTTTGTTCTAGCAGAAGGGCACCGTACAGTGCCACAATTATACAAAGACGGTAAACTACTGGTCGAGGGTGGTTACCAAGGCTTGGCAAAACAGCCAGCTGAATTTTTTGAAACCCTAAGAGGATAAAATGTTAATTTCAAAAACAGCCTATACAGCCGGTGATATCGTTGCCTTCAAATTGGTCAACGGTGATGAATGTGTGGCCAAAATTGTAGAAGTCACACCGATGGAATATGTAGTAAGCAAGCCTTGCACAGTGGTTCCTAGTCCGAAAGGCATAGGCATGATGCAGAGTTTGTTCACTGCTGAGTTGAGCAAAGATGTTCATCTCAGTGCTACTCATGTGCTGATGCATGCCATGGTGGTAAAAGAAATAAAAGACTACTATCTCCAAACAACAACAGGTATTGCAACAGCGCCTGCAGGACTGGTGATTTAATATGCCAGGCGCCGCACGACAAGGACAAGACACAGCAGGCGGCACCATTGTTGCTGGATCACCTAATGTGATCACAAATGGTACTCCTCAAGCACGAATTGGTGATGCGGTGCAAGGACATGACCTGCCGCCGCATGCCGCACCAAAGATGGCAGAAGGCAGTCCCAACGTTATTGTAAATGGTATACCTGCCAGTCGAGCCGGGGATAACGCCACATGTGGCCACCCAGCAACAGGCAGTCCTAATGTGATTATAAACTAACATGAGTTATTCAGCTGTTCAATTGATTGCTATCAGTGGGTTGTTGCAAAACACCGGACTAGGTGTGAGCACAAGATTGGTAGCACAATTAAACAACATGCAAAACACAGTAGTAATCACTGGTAAACTCCGAAGAGTTGCGGTGCATCCAAATGTAGCATCGCTGGTGCTTGATTCAATGAGAACCACATTGCCTGGAATTTGCGGGGTCGCACCAGTGACTTACACCAGTTTGTCTGCTTCTATAACAGCAGTTGACATTACAGAAAGCATACGCACAAGAGCCAATCAGTTTTTCCTACGAGGCGTAAATGGATACCTTGGCATTTTGTCAAGAGCTGATTCCGATTGTCGAATGTCACGTGATGTGCTCGGAGCAGTATACTCTTATGATGGAGCATCATTTTCCAGCGTGAACCCTGATGTTACGAAACATATTGATTTAGCTACAGGTGGACTTTCAAGCAAATTTGGTCCATTGGCTAAAAATTCTGAAAATTATAGACGAGCCAGTGGACTTTATAGTGCTGGAGTTGGATCAGGCGGAACCATAACAACTGATGCCAAGGATGTTGAGCGCAGTATTCGTGCATTAAGCCAAGGAATGCGCCGTCTTGGCACACTGTATAATTTATTTGACTTGTCGACGCTGGGAACACCGGCTGGACTGATAAAAAGTTTGTATGCACAAGGTCTGCTGTCAAATAGATATAGTGGGCGTGAAGGCACAAAAGATGCAGATTTCATTGAAGCATTACTCAGCGAAGGAATTACTCTTACAAATATTGATACGGCCAATCAAACTGTATTGACTGATCTGTTGACCAAGGTCACAGACCCAAGATTTCTTAACAGGGTAATTACCGCTACTGGATTAGACGCAGCAAATGTAGGGGGTGGGGGTAGGGGTATTGCCAATGCCGGGGATTTCTTAAAAGCAAATAAAGTTATGCCAGCCAATGCAGTTGATGCAATTCCTTACGGAACATTGTATCAACTTGGTCAACAATTGTTGTCATTGAATATATCATATGCAACAACGGATGCATTGTTCGACGCCCTGCTAAAAATTAATGTTCCTGAACATGACAATTTAGCAAATCTAACCAGACCAGTGCCAACAGCTGATATAGCAGTTATTCGAAACTCGGTGCCATCTGGTACGGGAGATTTTTCTTCGTGTAAAATACAAGAATTAATTGGAACTCCGTCGGGGTATGTGCATTCAGATTCTCTGGACACTATAGCATTGATTGCATCTAAACTTTCGTCAACCACTGAAGGATTGGCATTGATATCAGCTGTCGATGCAGTGTACGATAAGTATGCCGCAGATCTAAGTGCCACAGCAGAAGAATCTGCGTTGATAGCCGCAATTGATTCACTGGCCGCTGTTGCAGACTATAAACAAAACATTGCGTCAACTAACATTGCAATATCAAACTGTATTGATCAAATTGAACTGGAAATCGTTAACTGTAGTAAAACTGGACTAGACATATACTCAACTGTGCCAGGAAACAATAGTATCATAACAACCATTATCAGTTTTCCAAATTTTGGAGTAGACTATCACAATTCTGGAATTAAAAATATGTTGATTGACATGACAACTGCTGACAGGTATGGCGAAGCAGTAAAGGCCTGCTTGATACAAGGACAAAATGACAGTATACTTCAAACAATTGGTACTAAAAATATTGGAATTCCTGATGTTGCTTCCAATGCAAAAAAATATCAATTTGAATCTGGGCAAACAACGTTGACGATCCAACAACGAGAAAATGTGATTGCTGATGCAAGAGCTCAACAATTAATTGAAAGTGATGCGATTCGAAATGCAGAACTTTATGGATACAACAATCAATATTATGTGAGCCGTGGTTATCCCGTGGCATAAACATAACACTTATTGGCAGTTATAACCCAGTATAATTGCCATTAACGGCTTGTATTATGAGCATAAGCCGTATTTAAGTTGACACAGCCAGACTTATAGTGTACTATTAACATGATCCTGTGTTCTTAAATATCACTACCATCTGAAACTAAGGAGAAACAAAATGACTCTAACCAATGAACTTTGGAAAAAGTATATTCCAATTGCAACGAAATTAATAATCGGAAGCGTAGCATTTATTTTTTGCATTATCATGGTAACTAAAGTTACCCAGGCAAAAATGCAACATCTGCGCAACGCAAATAACATGACCGAAATTAGTTATGTAACAACCGCCACTCGCGAGCGTCAGCTGGCATGCTTGGCTAAAAATATCTATTACGAAGCAGGTTATGAAAGCTTCGAAGGAAAAGTTGCTGTGGCACAAGTAACAATCAACCGTGCCAACAGCGGTGACTTTCCTAGCGACATCTGTGGCGTGATCTATCAGAAAAGCGTTATTTACTCAAGGGTGATCTGCCAGTTCAGCTGGTACTGTGAACAGCCCGGTAAGATAAAGCCAATGTATCCTGCTGCCTATAACGAAAGTATGGCCGTGGCTAAAAAAGTTCTACTGGAAAACTTTAGACTTGACGGATTGAAGACAGCCATGTATTATCACGCTGACTATGTGAATCCAGGCTGGGGCAAAGAAAAAGTTGCCAAGATTGGTCGTCACATATTTTATTCCAACCGTTCTGCTAAAGGATCTTCATGAAAAAAATCACACTTGACACAGTCCGAGCTGATGTAACAGTTTGGATCAAAGAGCATGTTGTAACAATCAGTGCTGAAACACTAGGATGGATGGCTGCAATGTTCATCCACTTTAGTATTATTCCAACACTGTTGGCTGCGATGGCAGGGCTAACAGACAAGATGCCACCTGTAGACATGGTGATGTTTTGTTGGGGCGCACTTGGCCTACTGTTCATCAAAGCAGTGATGCTCCGTGATCGTCTTAACACATTAACCATTGGCATAGGCTTTATTGTTCAATGCTCTTTAATGGGACTCATGTTATTCAAATAAATACTTGTACGGTGATTGGAGGCCGTTGAACATGAGCAAAAATTCCCAGGTTGTTACAGAAGTTGAACTAGAAGAGGAAGAGCTGGTAGTAGAAGAAATGGAACTGGATAGTCAAGACTACGGTTTTATTATCAGTGCAGACGGCGAACTAAAACACCTGTTTACACCGGATGAATTTTATCTTGACCCTCCGCCATTGGTCAAGAAGATATTAAAATTGCTAGGGATCAAGGATATCAATACCGTAGCAACTGACGATTGCAGTGACACACTACACTAGGTCATAAAAAAGCCCACTTAAAGTGGGCTTTTTGTTTTGTTACAGTTTAGAACTGTGCAAGTAATTCTTTTGCTTCTGTGGTATCTTCGATCTCGTCTGCGAACGCCAACTGCATGAGTTCAATTATAGTACAACAATCCTGTTGTTGCGCAGGCGGCAGGGTAGCAATGAATGCCTCTACACTTTCACGTTCCTGTAGGTCCCACATGATATCTGCCAGTGCCATTTGTTTAGGTGACAACCCGTGAATTTCAATGTCCATTTTCTATCTCCTCAATGTGACGGCATGCGCCGCGAAACTTAAAACCAGAGCAGGTGCAGTTGTACACTGAGCCATCCTTCTCTACTGTATACTTATCGCCCTTGGTGCCTGTAACAGTCCAGGTTGGGTTTGCAGTAATAACCGCACCCGACACTGTCCATTTGTAGATATTGCGCACTTCTTCAAACTTGCGACCACGGGTGTCAATGCGAATTGGGTTTTTGAATGTTTGAGTTTCTGCAGGGTTGCCAAACTTTGCATAGGCAAACATCTTGTCTTTGCTGTCATCCATCCAGTACACATGATTGCAGTTTGCAACAGACTTGTCCGGCCACTCGGTGACTTCAAGGAATGCTTTCATGTTAGGCTTTCAGTAGTTCAACGGTCATGCAATGTAGCATGTCAACTTCCTCGCGCTCGACATAGAAGTCGGTGCGTGGATCCCAGTACTCACCTGCCCGAGCATCGTAGTAGAGCACTCGTCCGTTGGCATAATGGAACGGACCTTCTAGCCCTTTGCGAGGGCCATACTCTTGGTTGTGTTTGAAAACGGTATAAGCCATATTAACCCCAGTCCTTTTTGTCACCGTGTGCTTCGTTGTATTCATAGCCTGCCATGTAGGCTTCGTATTCAGCGGTACCGAGCTCAGCCACGATTGGCCAGTTTGCATAGGTGTCGCCTGCAAAGAAATGCGGACTAGGACTGCGGTGGTAGTAGCTGTCTGCACTGCCACGATCAAATGCACCGCCATGGCGTGTGAACTTTTCGGCTATCTTTTTTGTGTCTATTGCAAACATGATGTCTCCTTAGTGTGAGTTCAGTGCAGGGTTGTAAGTACGGATCAGTTCACGCTCACGTGCATGAGCAGGCTTGCGTCCACGCACAATTTCAACAAGACCGTATGTGTGTGCAAGTGTACCGTGTTCACGAATGCTCTTGCACAAGTTCCAATCTTTGTTTTCTGTTACCGCACGACGAACGTGTTTTTGGATGCGCACTTTGAGCGCCCGGCGAACGTTACCAGCACACACGGTAATACCAATGTACTGCTCACCTGTCACTGTATTGGTGATACAGTACACAGCATGGTTAGTATCTTGGCGTCTTTTGCGGGTGGGCTTTTCTAAGTTCATGTTATTATTATAGCCGAAATGGGCTTTTTGGTCAACCGTTTTCAGGGCTATTTTGCTAGGTTAGTGCCCGCTAACCTGTTGATTTTGCAGGGCTAAAAAGTAGTACTTTAGCAACAGTTTTTTAACCTGGTAAAATGTTGCTTTTTTGCAACATTTTTGCACAAAATGCAGGTGGTAAATACGTTATAAACAACAGAAAAATATGACAATTAATGCAAATGCTTATCCAAACACGAGCGGAATGATCGTTAACGAATTCTTGGGGGTGTTTGCAAACACCGCAAGTACGTCAACTTCTACCGGCGTGGTGCAAGTATGGGGTGGTGTCGGCATACGTGGAAATGTCAATGCTGGCGGCAACCTGGTTACGACTGGATCCACCAGCATTGGCACATTCATGAAGCTGATACCCGGCACTGCTCCAAGTGGCCCAGACGAAGGCACCGTGTACTACGACAGTGCCAGCCACACGCTGAAATTCTACAATGGCACAGTGTGGAAAACAATCACCACAGATTAAACCAATGGAACATTTTTACAGTCACATAGATGGATGGAGTCACTATCTAATACCACTCTATACCCACCTAGTACCAAAACTACCATCACACTGTGTGGTTGTCGAAGTAGGCTGCTGGAAAGGTCGCAGTACTGCATTCTTGGCAGTTACCCTGATCCAGCATGGTAAAGTTTTTCGACTGCATGCAGTGGATCACTGGAAGGGCTGTTTAGAAAGCTATTATCAAAATGGTCAGGTGGCACGAGAAATCCGTGACGATAAAGTGTTTGATGATTTCAAGCGAAATCTTGCACCGGTAGCAGAGCACATGAATATCATTAGATCCAACAGTGTTGATGCTGCCGCACAGTTTGAAGACAACAGCCTAGACATGGTAACTATTGATGACGATCACTTGTACGAAAGCGTGATCAACAGCATCATGGCCTGGGCACCAAAACTAAAACCAGGCGGGTTCCTGTGCGGCGACGATTGCGACAAGCATTATCCTGGCGTGGAACGTGCGGTCAGAGAAGCATTTGGCCAAGACTGGGTACTGCTCACAATCACTGATGGTATTGGAAAACACACTGATCCTGGATCCTGGATCTGGACCAAGCCGGAAAACTGGGTGCCACCTACAATACACGAAATGCCCGCAGATCTATGGGCACCTAAAGTGCCAGAACCAGAGCCCGAACCAGTGGTAGAAGTAGTTCCGGAACCAGAGGTGGAAGAACTGCCTCCACCTGCGGAGCCAGCGATTCCTACCAGCACTCTACAAAACAACAGGCAACATGTTATTGGCTAAGCAGGTAAATACCCTATAAGTATAAAAGGACAAATTATGTCAACAATCACAACTAGAAAAGGTGCGCATGTAACAGTACCTGCTAAAACATACAACAGCGTGACCAGTGGAAACAGTGCAAATGTAACACTTTCGGCCACGGCTTCAATTGCACGATTAGCGGTAACCGCAGATACCTGGATAGCATTAGCTAATGTTGCATACACAGCCAATGCCACACTGATGACAGCAGGTGCTACAGAATTTTTTGCGGTAAATGCAAGTAGCAAGATATCATTCATACAGGTCAGCACAGCTGGCAATATTAGCATTGCTGAGCTAGGCGGAATAGGATTCTAACATGCCAATACTGGTAGCACTGCTACCAGCACTTGGAGTGCTGTGCGAATAAGCCATATGTTTTTGGCCAAACGTAACTCAACACCTTAGACAACCAAACTTCTTGCATTTTTCCAAATAGTCTAGTAAACTTAGACAGTAAACTTCTAGGTAAATACAAACTATGATATTTGGCTACTTCATCCTACTCATCTCTGTGATGATTTCGGCAATTGCCGCCTGGTACTCAGTTGTGGGTCTCACTGCTATCTTTGCGGCTGCTGTTGTGCCTGTGATGATCATGGGTGGTGCGCTGGAAGCTGGTAAAATTGTTGCCACAGTTTGGCTTCACAACAACTGGCGTCGGGTCGGTATTGCATTCAAACTATATCTCATTCCTGCTATCATATTCCTCATGCTACTGACCAGCATGGGCATCTATGGCTTCCTTGCAAAGGCCCACGGTGACCAAAGTCTAGTGTCAGGTGACGCCATGGCCCGGGTTGCCATCTTCGACGAAAAAATCAAAATCTCCAAGGACAATATTGATGCGAACCGTCGGGCGCTTAAACAACTGGATGAGGCAGTGGACCAGGTTATGGGTCGAAGCACGGATGAAAAAGGTGCGGATAAGGCTGTACAAATCCGTCGCTCACAGCAAAAAGAACGTGTCAGACTTCAGTCTGAGATCCAGGCCGAACAGAAAACTATCACTGCCATTAGTGCGGAGGCCGCACCACTACGGGCAGAGTTCCGCAAGATTGAAGCTGAAGTAGGACCAATCAAATACATTGCGGCACTAATCTACGGAGATGCGGCCAGCCAGAACATGCTGGAAGCCGCTGTGCGTTGGGTGATCATCCTGATTGTTGTGGTGTTTGACCCACTGGCACTCACTCTTATTCTTGCCGCCAACAAGCAACTGGAATGGGCTCGTCAAGGCAAAGGCGGTTGGATACATGATGAAGAAGATCGGCCTGTAGAAGAAAAACCAGCAGTGGTCAATCCTGCGGTAGAGGACGCTGAACCCACAGTTGAGAAAGTCACTACTGAGGCCACCCCTACTGAGCCTGTCGTGGAAGAACCTGCACACTGTCCCAAATGCAACACGCAGATCATTGATGCTCCTGGCGTTGGACCATGCTGTCCTAACAAAGAATGTGATGTGTTTGACAACATACTGGGCGCACTAGAAGAACAGCGCAGAGCACAGGAACAAAAAGAACTTGAAGAATTCTTCATGCGTGGCCAGCTGATTGCACGTGGACTAGATGCAGATCAAGATGCTCGCACAGTAGAAGAGGCAAATGCCAAGTTAGCAGAAATTGAATCAGAAGATCCTGACCTTGATACCATTGCGGCACAGGCGCAGGAAATCAAAGCAGTAGAAAAAGAACGAGACGATTTGATAGAGGCATTGATTGGTATTACAGCCGAACGTGACAGTGTACAGCGAGAACTTGATCAAGCTCATGCCGCAAGAGCATCAATTGCTGAAGAACTAGAGCAGACCGTGACCGGACTATATGCCAGCGAAAGCATGCTCACTGTAAGTGAAGAAGAAACAGACATACTACGTGGCCGTGTAACTGAACTTGAAACACAGGCCACACAACAACAAGAATGGATCACGCAACTTGAGCAAGACCTGCGTGAAGCAATACAACTTGCGCATGATAAAATTCAAGAGCTGAATGCGCTAAACACCGTTCAAGCCACAGTAGATGGCCCTCTCGAACAAGAGCTTTCGCCTCCAGTGATAACTCGCGACAACACAGTTAGATATCAGGACAAGTCCTATAACCTGCAGGCCTTTAATACACTATTTCCGGAAATGGCAGTTCGTCCCGACAGTGATCCAGTACCAGACACACAGGCAAGTTTTGGTACTGAGTTTCCCAAGAATCAGAAAAAGGGCGATATGTTTCTGAGAGTAGACTACCTGCCAAGCCGTTTGTACAAATGGAATGGTGTGAAGTGGATCGAAACTGACAAAGCACAAACCGATCGTTATGCCTATGATCAGGCATATATAAAATTGTTAGTTGAAAAACTACAACGTGGAGAATATGATCCAGACGATCTCAATGACACCGAAAGACAACAGGTGGCTGATTATCTAAAAAGCCCGCCAGATGCATAGTAACATAATCACACCACCCGATTTCATCAACGATGAGACCACGCAGATACTGATTATTGACCCAGACTGGAACGATGTTGATACACTGTCTCTATGGTTGCAAAACACTGCAAAAACCTATAACATCTATGTGTACACAGATGTCATGATGGAGCCTGAATGGCTAGAGTCTGCGATTGGTCTAGCTCATGTGATTATTATCAATACTCAAGACAGTGCTTGTACACCAACAAAAAACAAACTGATCAAAGATTCAAGAACCTGGTACTATGGCCCGCATCGTTATCTAGGCAACACCAGACAAATAGCAGACCTAATCGAATACTTTAAAAATCAATGACAGACAATATCACTCACGTGCTGTGTAACTTCTGCGGCAAAAATCGCAACGAAGTAGACAAGCTGATTGTGGCCAACGATGCAGGCATCTGTAATGAATGCATTGAGTTCTGCGGAGACATCTTAAGCAAAGAACGTATTAAGAATCTACAGTCAGATAAAAAAATAGCCAAATCTCTTGACCCTGTTAAAATAAAAAAGTACCTTGATGAATATGTGATTGGCCAAGAGGACGCAAAGACTGCACTATCTGTTGCAGTGGTAAATCATTACAAGCGAGTGTTCTTTCAACCCAGTATTGAAATAGAAAAAAGTAATTTGTTATTTCACGGCACAACAGGATCTGGTAAAACACTGCTGGCAAAAACTGTAGCACGATATCTTAATGTGCCATTTGTGATTGCAGATGCTACCACCCTCACACAAGCAGGCTATGTCGGTGATGATGTTGAAAGTGTAATTTCAAGACTGTTAAGTGCTGCCGATAATGATGTTGAAAAATGCCAACAAGGAATTATCTTTATTGATGAAATAGACAAGATTGGTCGCAAGAGCGAGAGCGCAAGCCTGCATCGAGATGTTGGCGGCGAAGGTGTACAACAAGCCCTGCTCAAATTAGTAGAAGGCACAAAATGCACTGTTAGTGTAAACACTACCAAGAAGCATCCTGCACTGGACACAGTAGAAATTGATACCAGCAACATCTTGTTCATTGCTGGTGGCAGTTTTGAAGGGCTGGAAAAAATTCTCGACGAAAGACAAAATTATTCTGGTATGGGTTTCACAACACAAGCTAGATCAGCTGACCATAAAACAAAAACTACCTTGCCAGAAGATTTTATAAAATTTGGAATGATACCAGAGTTTGTTGGAAGATTTCCTGTCACAGTTAAAATCAATCCTCTGACGCTAGAAGATCTGGCTCGGATACTGGTAGAACCCAAAAACAATCTAATAGAACAAACCAAATGGTATTTTTCTACGGATGACATAGAATTAGAATTTGAAGACACAGCAATATTAGCAATAGCTCAAACCGCAGTAGAGCGAGATATTGGCGCTCGTGGACTCAAAAGCATCATTGACCAAGTGTTGATGAAAACCATGTATTCTTTACATACACTAAAGCGTCAAGGTATAAGTAAAATACGCATCAATAGCGAAGTAATTACAAACCAACAGGAACCGGAATATATTAAATGATCAAAGATAAAAACAGACCAATAGCGCCTGGCAACAGAGTTTTTGTAGTCAACGACCAAGTTGACAAAGCTCTGCGCAAGTTTAAAAAGAAAGTCCAAGACAGCGGTCTGCTTCAAGAACTACGTGAACGAGAGTTTTACGAAAAACCCACTGCTGCTCGTAAAAAAGCAAAAAGCCAAGCTCGTCGACGTTGGCAGAAAAAACTCGAAGCAGAAGCATTGCCTAAAAAACTATACTGATGTATATTGAATTCCTGTTGTCATCTGGTGCAGGCGGAATGGCCGCAGGTTATTCGTCTCTATCTTTGCATCACAACATCGAAACGTGGGCAAAAAAATACAACATCAGTTACAAGACAAAAATAGTAAAATATACCCTAAGGCTATCTCTAGAGTCTGAAAAAGATTATTCTTTTTTCCAACTTAGCTGGAACCCAGATAACCAATATTGGACACAATACACCGTTATCTATCCAGACGGACATGGCAGATCTTGACAACTCCTGGAATAGAGCGTATAAATATATTTGTAAGATGCCTCCGGGGTCTTGCAGTCATATTTGCTTAAAGGAGAAATAAAATGACAACCTATCTATTAGACATTCCTGCCCTGCATCGTCGCTTTATCGGCTACGATCAACTGTTTGAAGAACTCAATCGTACTTTCACAACAGCAGCCAAACAGGACAACTATCCACCCCACAATGTAATACGCACAGGCGATAACCTATTTCGAATTGAAGTAGCTGTGGCCGGCTTTGCAGAAGAAGAACTGGATGTGGCTCTTGAAGGTCGTATGCTGACCGTGCGTGGCGAACGCAGACGCGATGATGGTGATGAAGAATATCTACATCGTGGCATCAGTGGACGCAATTTTGAGCGCACATGGCCACTGGGCGATAACATGGAAGTTCGTGGAGCCACTGTGAAAAATGGTATTCTTACTGTGTCTTTGGAACACATCGTTCCAGAAGAAGACAAGCCTAAGAAAATTGCCATTACGTTTGCAAAATAAACTCTAATGTAGTATAATGTAGACTGCTACAACAGCAGTCTACTATAGCGAGGATAAAATGGCAGAGACACTTACTAAAACACAAAACAATCTTAAAATTGAACCAAAACTAAACATTCATGAACCTCGCATGTTTAAGGTACTCTTTATCAATGATGAAATTACCACCATGGAATTTATTGTTGAGGTTCTAAAAAATGTATTTGAATATGAAGAAGATCGCGCACAAAATCTAACCATGCAGATCCATCAAGAAGGATCTGGCGTGGTTGCTGTTCTTCCATATGAGTTAGCAGAACAAAAAGGCATCGAAGTCACGGTGCTGGCCCGTAACAACGGATTTCCACTTCAAGTTAAACTAGAGCCAGAGGCTTAATATGGCTGATGTAATGCTGGACCTAGAAACTCTGAGCACACGCCCTGAGAGTGTGATACTTACCATTGGTGCTGTTAAGTTTGATCCATGGGGCAATGATGTAGAAACTGAGAATGGTTTGTACCATCGTGTGAATGTTGACGAACAACTTGTGCTGGATCGACATGTACTAGAATCCACAATTGAGTGGTGGGGCAAGCAAGAAGAATCTGTGCGTGAAGAAGCTCTTGGCGAAAGCAATCGTGTTAGCCTTGATACTATGACTCGTGATCTCAACAAGTTCTTGGTTGGGGTAGAAAACATCTGGTGTCAGGGTCCTGCATTTGACATTGTTATACTTGAAAATTTATATCGCCAGCTGAGCAAGCCCACACCCTGGCAGTTCTGGCAGATTCGTGACAGCCGTACACTGTTTGGCACACACGGCGATCCACGAGAAAAAGATCGTAAAGCCGCACACAATGCTCTAATGGACTGTTATTATCAAGCACTTGGTGTTCAGCATATATACAAACAAGCAAGAGTACCCAATCCCCGAGAAAGATCCCACGCATGAGTGATGAACAATTCCAAGAACTAATGAGTGAACTACGTGCTCTGGCAATGAAAGTTCGTTTCATTGAAGAAGACATACAAGAAATCAAAGATACCAAACTAGAACACATAAAAGCCTGTGTTGAACAACTGGCAACAGAACAACTTCAAAAAGTCCAAGACAGTGCTGCCAAAAACTGGAAAGTGGAGAGAATGTAATGCAAATAGTGTTTAATAGAGTTACCGCAGATCAACTGCGTGAAAAGTACACAGTACTTGAACTGGAAGCAATCACAGTAAATGACCAGACCTTAGAGGCATTTTGTGTAGTGCCAGTTGAACATATTGCAATGGAAATGGCCACACTAGAATACAATGTATCCTTGCACGAACAGCTGGTATCTGCAATAAGAGATAATCAGACTGATACTTGCATGAGTATTATTCCGGATCTTTTAGGAAAATTTGGCGGCGAGCTAGATAGTTTTTATGAAATCATAATGTCTCGTTGTACTGATACTGGTAGTACAAGATTCTCAATATCTGAGAACCTGACTGAACAATAGCGATAGCGGCTTACAAAACAGGTCAATTTCTATAAATACTGTTTTAAGGAGCCATTATGCACAAGCTAATGATGGCGTTCCTATTCTGCTTACACAGCGTAGCCAACGCCCAGGCATTTCAATACCAGCACCCATCACTGTGCGACAAACTTGAAACGGTGCTGGAAAGCATCACACAAAAATTCGGTGAGAGACCAGTCTGGGCCGGACAAGACGTTGGAGACGGTTCAAGGTTTATGTTGTTTGAAAACACCAAACAGAACACCTGGACTTTGATCAAATACAACAAACAGGTTGCATGTGTACTAGGAGTAGGCACTAACGCTGAATCCATGTTTGGTACTCCAGTATAGTACAGAGTTTTTGATATCATGAAAACTTTCAAAGAATACGTTAATGAAGCAGAGCAAAATTTTGCAAGGGATTTAAATGAATTTGCCCCGGGCGGTGATGACAGCAACAGCCCATACGCCTACGGTGTAGCAATACAAAAATTTGCAGATTTATATGCTGACGGCAACTCAGACATCAGTGCCGATGGTGTTGATGTTAGATCTGACTCAACATCACAAAATGACAGCGACGCCGCTGACATAGATCAAATAGCAAAAGCATTTTTGAGCAAAGGCATGGAAGCCGGTAGAGAAGCATACATGAGCATTGATGACTTTATTCAAGATGACATAACTGGATATCTTGAAGATCAAGGATTTAATGTTGCTAACGATATCTATGCTGAATATAAAAAGGATATGGAACGCTGGGACAATTCTCCAGAAGGCAATGCCGCGGCACGGGCCCAACAGGAAAAAGATGCTGAGTGGAAAAAAGGTAAAGCTGACAGAGATGCTAACGAAGTGGTTATATCAGCAGTGAATCCAAAAAATCCATATGATGTACAATCCAGTATATCGTTTGATCAACGACAAGTTCTTGCCGGACAACTTCGATCCAAGATCGAACAAGCAATAGCTGATATAAAAAAAGAACTTCCTGCTCGGGCAGCAGATAGGGTAATTCGAGTCACCATTGGTGGGAAACCAATTAATCTCGATGAATCTACAGAATTGTCTAGCATATTAAAAAATGCTGGATTAAAAGGTCAACGCAGAGCCCAAAACTGATGTAAATACATTGGGAAGAGGAAGAAGAAAATCATGAAAACACACCGAATACAGTCGAACACAAAAGGATTGTTTTTGTCAGTGGATGGTAAAGAAATCTACCCAATAAAAGAATCTTTATTCAATGTCAATGAATTTGCATTGGTTAAGATTGAGGGCGGTGAAGCAATACTAACTGATCCTAGCAATAAATCATATACAGAAATCTGGGAGATATTTCATCCCATACCAGTACATGTTCATGCTGAACATGTACTGGATCCACCATTCAAACTCATTGACATAGTAGAAAACAACTTGTACTTTGCTGTGACAACTTTATTTTCATCAACTGTGAGTTTTTGTATAGGATTGTCCATAGGATATATAATAATTAAATAGATTAACAAAAGGAGCAATAGATGAGTTGGTTCAAACACAAACCTCCAAAACACCCACCCTTACCCAAGCATCATACTCAACCATATCGTAGCAGTCCAGCAAGTGACCGTGCAATGGAAGAAGCCAAACAAACCTCAAGCAAACCTAAATCCTCTAAATAGATAACATTAAATACATGCATGAATTTGCAATTTGAAAATTTTCCACTGGTGGTAGTAACCTGCTTTCGTCACTGGCCCATGCTAGAGCTACAGGCTCAAAGCATGAGAGAGCACCTGGCAGATCCCACAGATATCTATATCATTGTCAATGAAAAATATCCGCAGTCATGGACGCAGATATTTAATCTGCAGATAAGACATTTGTATGATAGACACAATCTAACAGTACTGTATCATGATGATTTTGATTTTTTAACTGCATCCGACAAAGCTGGAAAATGGGGCGGATGGGACGACCAACAGATATTAAAGTTAGCCATTGCTGAAAAGCTAAATTCAACTGCATACCTGTCACTGGATACCCAGAATTTTTTATACAAAAAATGGCGATACAAAGTTTTTCCAATAAAAGATAATAAAGTACCATATCGAACAGGTGGGTTCGTGATGCCCATGCAGACCTGGAATACCTACAAACAAGCTCTTGACGTTGAAATAGCAGACCCAGCTGATGATACTATGTCTCATTGTACACCAATATTTTTACATACCAATCTAGTGAAAGAATTGATAGCGTACAATGGTGGACTTCGTAATTTTTCAAAATGGTTCCATAGCCTGTCGGGCAAGAGTGAATACATGTTGTATCATCATTGGGTACACAAGCAGGGTGGGTTTGATAAATTTCATTATAAGGCCAAGGATTGGGCAGTGGCTTATTTGCGCGACTCAGCTAACTTTTCTAATGAAGTAACACAGTTTTTATCCATGCTAGACCATGATACTATATTTTTGGCCTGGATGTCAATTAACCATCGTGCGTGGGATGACCTTACAACTGAACAATTAGAAAAAGTTGTCAGCAGATTAAGAGACCGCGGACTAGAACCAAACACACAACGATTGCATAAGTATTTCAACTAAATTGGATCCGTCATGCGTGTATTGCTATGTATATTAGTCCTAGTCTTCTCATCACTGATTGATGCACAACCAGTCACTGCTAAAAGCTGGCTGGTAGCAAACAGTGAAGGCAAAGTTATTGCTGGCGAAAATACCAGCGCAGTACGCAGTGTGGCCAGCATAACTAAATTGGTCACGGTGATAACAGTATTAGACAGCCGCGCACCATTGGATACTCCGTTGTCTATCAAAACAAAAACAACACGGAAGAAAAAAACAAAAGAAATTTCAACACCTTACGATGAAAGTACTCGTCGTCAGTTGATTGAATTAGCAATAGTACGCAGTGACAACCGAGCCGCAAAGTTATTATGTGATACTTTTCCCGGCGGTTATAGTAAATGTATTGTTGCAATGAATCATAAGGTAGCAGCACTGGGAATGTCACAAACTAAAATGTTTGATCCAACTGGACTAGATGATCGTAATGTTAGCACAGCAACAGATTTAATAAAACTGGCACTAGAATCAATAAAATATCCTGAAATAGTTGCTGCCAGCCAGCTGAGTCAGGTTAAAGTTAAAATCAAAAAACATTGGTTTCGGGGTCGTAACACCAATCCACTGATTGGCGACAAACACATGATACAGGTTAGTAAAACAGGATGGACTACTAAAAGTGGTGGGTGCATTGTGATGCTAATGGACACTGATCGGGGTCGTAGAGTTGTTGTGGTACTGGGAAGTAAAAACACGCAAACACGTATACCCGAAGCAGAATTTTTAAGCCAGATTGACGACTTAACTCCAGATGATGAACCCAAGGAAGTGCGTCGTTGGGGCAACTGGTACTGGCTTATAATAGATTAAATTTTCTTATTACACTGTTTGTTCTTATCGTGTATTTTGACGATTGCGATATTCAGCGGCTTTTGCATCCCAGTATTTTTTATTTCTTTCTGCCACAATAAGATCATGGTCAGACACCAGGCGCGGGAAAAAGCCGGTGCCATATTCAGGATAGTCTTGTATGCGTTTTTCCGCCACCCACCACATGCAAAAAATCCAAAATAACAATACCACAAGTATGCCGCCAACGCCGTAGAGTCTGTTTTTAAGTATTGCTATTTGTCTGGCACGCCGGACTGATGCGGCATGCTCAATGTTGATCTGTCGGTTGATAAGGGCTTTTTGTTCCACGCCCAGCTTCTTCATCATTTCCTCAACTTCGGTGTACAATGCACCCAATTCGGGCGGGCTTTGGTAGATCATTATCTCACGTAACTCAGTGCCCATCTGTTCCAGTTGCTTTTTCATCAGCACACGTTGTAGCGCACGTTTGCCCAGGCTGGCATCACCTGTGTAAATTTCAGTCTTGCTACGTCGTTCTTCATTCTCAAACACTGCCAGGCACTTGTAGAGATTGTCATAATATGCGCCCAGGTGTTCACCAATTTCTTGATAGATACCAGTATGTTCATCTGAATTGGCTTTTTTATTCAGCTCTTTGACTCGTGCTTTTTCTTCGTTGAGCTGTTTGACGGCCGCAGAAGGAGCACCGCCGGGCTTGGTGTCATATATTTTGTGGAATTGTTTATCAAGGTCTTTGAGAACATCATTTACATCACCAGCGGCACTCTTGATGTCTTTGTAGAGTTTACAGCCAGCCTTGACAGCGGATACAGCCCCGTTGGCCAAGGCAAAGAGTGTTAACGGATCCATTATCTACCCACCCCTTTTACATATTTCCGGATACAATCTATTAGAACAATCTTTCTTAGCCCACTCCACACAAATCACTCGACGATGGTATACATCTCCGGTCCAGGTCCAGCGCACACACTGCCACTCTGACCATTTTTTGACATCTGGTTCTTTGGCAAGAGCGAGTACTAAGATCCATTCAAACATAGTGAGTCAATACCTGTCTTTATCATTGTACCAGTCTTTGAACATAACACCAAACACCATTAGGAACGGTATCATGCATAAAAAGAATATTAGATCGTTGGTTGTGATGACAATGTTGAAGTACATGACTTATCCTTTAATTTTTAGCATAATCTTCTCGTTCTTTCTTTTCACGAGCTTCACGTTCTTTTTGTTGCTGGCGAATGACCAGAAGTCTCTTGGCAACTTTTTCTTCATATATTCTTTTTTCTTCCATCTGGCCGTAAATGCCAATGCCGCCCATGGCAATTGCAAACACAATCACTGACCCTGCTAGGAAATACATGCCGAAAATAAACTGATCGGCCACTTTTTTCTTGTGTGCCAATTCACGTTCTTCTTCTGCACGTTGTGCGTCTGCACGTGCCTTGAACAATCTATTACGCTCAGCAATCATTTGTTCCCAGATCTGCGGCTTGCCCAACTGCCAAAGAATCATGTCTTTGAGATCACGCTCTGCTTGACGCAGAGCATCACTGTGCATGGCAATTTGCAAGGCTTCGTGTCCTAGTTCTGCATCTGTTTTGCCCAGTATATTGGCTTTGGCCTTTAACTTTATCCGTTCGCGATGGATGGAATCCGACGATTCGAAGAATTTGCTAAACTGGCCTACCAAGCTGTTGATATCTTTGCCAAGCGCAATGGCTTGCTTTATATGGCCAACTGCGGATTGTGCGGCGGCGAATGCAAGACCTATGGTGATTGGATCCACTTCGCGAGCTCCTTCAATATTGCTTTTATTATGTACATATTTATGGGTAGCTGGTGTTTTAACAGGATCCAAATAAATACTTGCAACAAGGAAATCGTGATGGAGTTTTTAGAGTACTCTGATATTGGATTTGGGGCATTTGTATTCAGTAACAAGCAACAAGAAATAACAAATCGTAAACAGGGTATATTAAGCTCTGTTTACGATCATCACGGCGTGGTACCAAAGTCCGTGCTGTTTGTTGGCTTTAATCCTGCAATACTACAGTGTCCAGCTGATCGGATATACCTAGCAGAAATTAGCGCAACTGCCAGTGACTGGCTGCTTGCCAATGGTATAAAGTTTGAAGTCGTGCCTATTGAAGATCTGTTCAATTACGGCAAACAATTTGATGCTGTGATTGCACTTGAAGAGTACTTTACTTTTGTCAGCAGTGAAGCAGATCAAAAATCAAAGTTTGATATGATTTGTAACGTGACCAAGCGGATCATGATAACTACATTACGTGACTACAAAAATCAAGAATTCAAAGACAGAGAATTTAGTACGCCAGCAGTGATTAAAAATGATCTAGAAACTAGGATATACCTAGAGCACCATGATTATAATGACGTGGATAGAAATGCCTGGAGCAGGACTGTGTACGAAATCACCGGCTCATCTCTAGCAGTAAGTTCATGTTTCCGTTGTCGCCATATGTTTTTCAAGCAGTGTGCCAAGTTTGGATATGATGCGGGCGCAAGAGATTTTCTAGTTCACAAGAATCTTTTGTACAAAAGCCTGATTAGGAAAAACTACGAGCATGTAATATCAATCAAATTTGGATAAAATGGACGTAACTCAACAAGTAGACAGCATAGTAGAAAATCTAGTAAGAGGCATTGAGTCTCGTTTGGAAAAACGAGTTGAAAGTGCAGTTGATTCTTTTTTAGAACAAAAATTAGTTAATTTTGACTATGAAAAAAAACTCAACTGGCTTGCCAGTGTTAAACTGGACGGCTTGATTGCTGGACTCGAAATCAACAAAACAAACGTTGAACAAAGGCTGGATGCAGTGACCGATATATTGGTTGACAACATCAGTACTGAATGTAGTCGTCTCAGCAAAGATAAAATACTCAACCATTTACAGAACATAGATGTGTCGCATGTGATGCGAGAGTTAGTGACTGCTGAAATTGGTCGACGCATGGATACTCAGAATTTTCCAGAACAAAGTATTTCTGCTCGAGCAATTAATACCACAGGATTACAAATAACTGGTGACAATATCAATGGTGGAATCATACAGAACTTTGGTAGCACTGGTATTGATGATCGCAGTAGCAAGGTACAGATGACCTTGATAGACGAAGGCGTAATAGTTGAGAATCGCATGATCACCCTGGGCCTTGAAGTTCGAGGTACCACTGTGCTCGAAGGCGATATTCTCATACAAGGCAACGTACCCCCTAGCTCAAAGTTCTACACCAGCATCATTAACAGTGCAGTGGCTGGTGTTAAAGAAAGCATGGACTCGGCTTTCTTTGGAGATTACAGTAGTGTAATCTTTGCCAAGATTCGAGAAGAAGGATTAGATCTCAGTCGCATCACTTTGAATGGAGTTGAGATTATCACTGGCAACAAACTCAACTATGGTATCTATGACACCAACATCACACGATTAGGCCAGGTCAAAGATCTGCAGACCACTGGCGAGACATATCTCAGTGAACAACTGTATGTGGGCAAGAACAAAGTGGGCATAGGCACCATTGAGCCTGCAAATAGCTTAACTGTATGGGATCAAGAAGTAGAGCTGGGATTTGGCAAACGCCTAAAAGACACAGGCTGGATTGGCACGCCACGCAACCAGGACCTGATACTGAGTGCAAACAATCAAGACAACCTAACGCTGGCAACCGATGGCAGTGTGCGTGTTAATAAACTAACAATAAACAAAGTTTCCGTTATTAGTTCTCCGAGTGTTCCGGCAATCGAACACCCACGTGGTACAGTAGCATTCAATGAAAATCCAAGCCCAGGCCAGCCAGTTGGTTGGGTCAGTTTGGGCGGCGGAGCGTGGAGCAAATTTGGAATAATCAATTGATTTAACAGGAGGGTTTCTATGATAGTTGAAATTGTTTTGGGAATTATTGTATTTTTTCTTTTTGTAGGCGCTGTTTATCTAGCAGGCAAACTACTAGATGAACTGCTCGAATCGGACGACCCCTGGAAATAGCTGGTTGACACCAAATTCTATTTTGTGTTACACTGTTCTACAGTCACAACTCTTCAAGGCACACAATGACACAAAAACGTATTGGATTTGCATGCAAATGGCTCAACGACCCCAGTGAGTGCGGTGGCATGAAAGTCAATGCTGTGGACCGTGAACTGAACGGGCGCTCAACTACCATGCGATGGCTGCGCGAACACCCTGAGGAAGCAGAACAGCGCCAGTGGGACATCATGAATCACAATACGGCGGCCGCTGTAAAGATGATTGAACGTGTGGGTACACTGCCGCCAGAACGCAGAATGGTACGTCTAGGCAGTGAAATGCTACAAGGCTACACTGAGGCCAGCTGGATCACGTGGTGGCAACAGCCTGATATACAGGCGCACTGTGAACGGATCTTTGCGCCTATTGGTGAAACTGCTCGTAGACTAGATGTGCGACTATCGTTTCATCCTGGTCAGTTTTGTGTGCTGGCCTCAGAGTCAGACGAAATTGTAGAGCGCAGTATACAAGAATTTGAATATCACGCGGATATGGCACGGTGGATGGGCTACGGTGCTACATGGCATGACCATGGATTTAAAATCAACGTGCATTTGTCTGGTAAAGGTGGGCCAGACAAGTTCCTAAGAACTCTAGGCAGACTCACACCTGAAGCTAGGAATCTTATTACCATCGAGAATGACGAGATGACCAATGGATTGGATTGTACTCTTACTGTCGGTAAACATGTGGCTCTTGTTCTCGATCTACATCATCACTGGATTAACAGTGGCGAGTATATCCAGACTACAGATCCTCGGGTACGCAGTGTTATTGACTCTTGGCGCGGCACTCGTCCTGTTCTGCACTATTCTGTTAGCCGGGAAGATATTCTTGTGGATCATTGTACCCGAACTAGGCCCGATCTTGCAGGACTTGTTGCAGGAGGCCACAAGAAACAAAAACTACGTGCCCATAGCGACTTTTATTGGAACGAAGCTGTGAATGAATGGGCAGTGGAACATGTGAGCTGGGGTGACATCATGTGTGAAGCCAAGGGCAAAAATTTAGCCAGTGAGCAGGTTTATGCTCAAGCTAAATCTTTGATCTAATCTTCGGAAAAAATCAGCTCGTAGTCTTCATTGCTGAATGAATTTTGTGTGTCTAGGCCTTTGAGATATACATCATACCTTTTTTCTTCGGTGGTACATAGATCATTTCGTAGGAATGAAATCTCCAATGTGTGCGGCAATGAGTCTTCGCTTATGCCGCCGAAGTTGTTGGCATGCACATGAACTATTTTATAGTTTGCCAATGCATTGATTGCTGATTTAAATCTTGATCTATCAGGATCAAAATCCAGTGACAGTCCATGGAATTCAATAATCATGCCCATGACATGCTGAGCTTTCCCTACAGCTGGAATAATAGTGTACTCATGTCCTTCGATGTCAATTTTAAGGAAAGTATCGCCCTGCACACGGCCTAGGATTTGATCTATGTTATCAACTCCGACATTTTCCTTAAAATGAATTACGTTTCCTCGAAAAAAAGATTTGTAATCTGCTTTTAAATCTTCAGAAAACTCTTCCGGAAAAATAGTTCCGTCATATCCATGTATTGTGCCAGTGGGGTTAAATGTGTGCCAGTCTTGGTCAAACGACCAATTAGTACCTAATCCCATGCTGATGAGATTAGTGGCGGCAAGTGCCTGCGCAGGAACGGCATTTCCGCAATCCCCTACCTTGCCTAATCGTAACATAGGCACATTGTAGGGGATTAGAAAATTAAAAGTATTAGCTACTTTAATTTTCATTTCTTGGGTTGTGCGGCTTTTTTAGCCGGTGCCGGCTTCTTGGCAGCTGGCTTTTTAGCAGGTGCTTCAACAACTGGTTCTAGTTCAACAACTGGTTCTAGTTCAACAACTGGTTCTAGTTCAACAACTGGTTCTAGTTCAACAACTGGTTCTGGCACCTTGTAAGGTGCACCACCGGGTGCAACTGCATCAACAGAAGTTGCCTCTTTGCGATTAAAGTAAAATGCAACGATAACACCCACAACTACAAGCGCAATAATAATTTCCATTTGAATCTCCTTGAATGGTTAGTAAATTATTTAACCTTTATGTAGCACGCCGGTATTTTTCTGGTTTAGTAAATGGTCACTAATTTCACCAGAATCTCAGTAGAAACCATTAGATATGTTGCAGTGCCGCATAAATAAATGTATAATGTAAAACATGATGCCTATGGTAGGGTCATGCAAACATTATCGAACATTCGTCTATATAAGGAGAAAATCATGTTCAACACAGCAGAAACACTAATTGATACATTCACAACCGCACAGAAGCAAGCAATCAAATTCATCCAGAATGAAGCAGTTGCAAAAAGCCTAACTGATATCGTTGAAGCACAAGCGCAAACTGCAAAAACCGCAGTCAAGGTTGGCACCGACGCATTCACCACAGTTGGTAAAGAAGTGGTAAAGACCGCAACCGAAGCTGCCAAGGCAGATTATACCAAGCACTTCACTGATTTCGCAGAAACCTTTACCAAAACATTCACCCCTGCAAAGGCTAAGTGATCATGCGTGGATTTTTAAACAGGTTCTGGTATTGGGCTGATGCATACGGGACTGCTCGTGCTGCCGCACACATGGCTCGCATGGGAATGTATCGTGAAGCCCAGGCACTGGTAGAGAACTCAAAATGAGCAAGGTTAAAGAGATGTGGGAACGGGTGCAGGAAATGTTCCGCCAACCATCAGATCTTGAACGTTGGATCGCAAGCCGCCATCCAACCAGTGCTGGTGACCTGGACCACTTGATGCGCCAATGGAATCACAAGCAGTACCATGACATTTACTAATTGTTAACAAAAGTACTACCTAAAAACCCTTGTAAATCAAGGGTTTTTTACGGTTGACACAAAAGAACCCATTTGCTATACTAGAGGCTAAGTTAAATAAATTTGGAGATAGAATGACCTCTAAGCAATTTATAGCAGTTATCCTACTGGTGCTGATTGCAATCGCCATTGGCCCTCTGCTGGTAATCTGGAGTATCAACACACTGTTTCCAGTGGTAAATATTCCCTACACTCTAGAGACCTGGGGTGCCAGTGCAATCCTATTCAGTGTGTTTAGCATACGACCAAAAAAAGGTTGACACCAAAACCTATTTGTGTAACAATAGCGACAACTTATAAATTTAGGTGAAAGATATGAAGCAAACCATTACAGTTAAAGTGCCGCGAGTCAAGCGCCGTTGCGTTGAGCTGTATGGTCGCGACACCCCGTTTCGCCCCAAAGTGGTCGAAAGCAAGCGTCGTTATCAACGGCATTCTAAAAACCCTCGTTCTCTTCAACTAGACTTTTAAGGAGTCATATGAGTCAGCATCTTGAAATCACAGCTATCCAGGCTGTGTTCCATCGTCAGCTTAATACCGAACGTGCCATCAAGTACGTGGTTATTAAAACTGGTGTTAGTCCCGACCAAGCACGGTCGGCCCTTCAATCTGTTATGACTGCATACAAAGGTTAAGTCCATGCGACTTCTTGCCGCAACCGCGATCCTGGTACTGAGTGGGTGTGCAACACAGGCTCCACAAGCACCCCCGCAACCTATTGCTCCAACAAATACTCCTAGACCGATTGGCGTAAACTGCCAGATGGCACAGGGTGCGTATCTAGCCAGCCTGGAAAGAACGGTTGCAGAACGCCGCGGCACGGCAGAAGATGTTAGCTGGGCTAGAACTTTGATGTGGACAGTGAGGACACAATGTCCCGGTTACTGATCATTCTGTTAGCAACTGCTGGTATCGCTCATGCTGAGTGCTACACCAGGAGTTCTGCGATCAGTCGTGCGGCTTCACGTATTGAACGCATGACAGATCTACAGCAAACCCTATTGCCAGCTGAAGGCAGGCAGGTCCGTTGTCGTGTTACATTCCGGGCACTGATTGACAGCCAATGGCACACTGCCGAAGGTGAGTCAGTTGGCCCACCTGGATCTAACCCAAATGCAGTCTGCGCCCAGGCACTGAACACAGGGCGCAGTAGTATTTTGGTTGGTGTAGCAGGTTCCAGTGTTACCATGAATCAGGAAATGATTTGTACTGATCAGGCCATCCCAACCAGCGTTCCTATAGTTAATATAGGTGACACGGTGAAAGATAGCCAGGTGCAACCGCATCCGATTCACAGAGCATTGTTTCCATTTCGTGGCAGTCTGTGCCGTTGGTTCATTGAATCTCGACCAGGCGCCCAACAAGTGGATATGAACCAGGGTATTATTTGTCGGGCACGTGACCAAACGGATTGGCGTGTGGTTGACAAATGGTAGAATATTGTGCTAACATACGAATGTCTTTAACTACTCTCTACAGGAGAACAAAATGAAACGTCTGATAATCGCTGGTACTATTGCTACAATTCTAGCAGGGTGCTCTAGCATGAATACAAAGCAAGCTGAGTCGCAACCGATCCCATCGCCCACCCCTGCTGTGACCAAGGACCAAACAGTGGCCGCACAGGGCAAGATTGATGCTCCGCAAACAATTGATCTACCCGCATGGTATATCAAAGCCCCTGCAAGCACAGATGACTATGTGTATATTGCAGGCACTGGCTACAGCAACGACCTGGCAATGAGCCGTGAAAAAGCTCTGCTTGATGCCCAGCTGAAGTTGGCTGACAAGATCAACGGCATGATGAATGCTGTGATTAAACAGCACAAAACTGACAGCGATGGCACAGTTGGTGTAGACAAGACCAGCGTCACTGTTAAGAAAGTGATCATGGACACTGCACTCACTGGCTATCATATTGAAGATAGCAAGATCCAGACTGAGAACCGCAGTTATCGTACCTTTATGCTCCTGCGCTACCCAATTGGTGATGCCAATCGCTTGCTCAAGGTACGCCAGCAACGTGAAGATCAGCTACGTGATTCCGACGATGCCGCACAGCGAGATCTAGAAAAAGAGCTGGATAATCTGCGCAAGCCCAAGGTCCAGCCTGCACCTGCCAAGGTCAAAGCTGAAACTGAGCCTGTTAGCCTGGCTCCAGTGGTTGCTCCGGTGATCGAAGCTCGACCTGTGCAATCATCCTCGGTTGCTGTGCCAACCACACTGAGCATGACTGAAGTAGCGGCAATCGAAAAACAGTATGGGTTACAGGAAGTGAATGATCCAGCACTGCGACAGCGCAGGGCCTTGGCCATGCTTAAACCAGGTGCTTTTGTTGAACGCATGACCGTTCAATAACGCTATAGATAAAAGTCCTCTTGCGGTAGTAAATACCGTAGTGAGGGCTTTTCTATGGCTAGACCTAGTTTGATTACTCAGTATATGACTGCACCATTGCCGCGTGTGTCGGTGCAAAGACGATTGCCTTATCGCCCGTCTCTAGAAGAAACTACCCGTCTTTATCACAGTCTTAATAAGCATATATTTCACAATGTGCTGACCCTGCCTGACATACATCTAGGCACACTTAGAAAAACCTGGGGTGTTTGCCAGTGGATGGGTGACTTGCAAAAACGTGGTAGTCACAGCAAACCAGGAACCTGGTGCTCAATATCCTTGATGGACAAATGGTTCTGCCCACAGTGGTTCTGTACTACCCTAGCACACGAAATGGTGCATCAGTATCAATGGGACATAGAACGATTTGATAACACGGGTTTTAATGTATCTGAAAATTCAGGCGCACATGGACCTAGCTTCTTTGCCTGGCGCGAACGCATGGCCTATTATGGAATGGACTTAAAAACCAGCCACGGAATGCGCCGATGGTTCAAACATCAAGATTTTAACAAGTGCTAACAGATACCTATAAGTATTTGCATGCACAGCCATGTAAGTATTGAATACGCAAACCCAAATGATCTAAATGACAGCATTGTTCTTCGCTATCGATTACGTGATAATCCTATTGTGGCCAAATGGATCAACAAACTGCAACAAACACAAGCACAACAGATTCCAATAGATGATCCTACCAGATTCTATGGCTTTGGTAGCAAGGAGCAACAGATTGCTCATGCCCTGTCTGAAATAAACAAACAAGTAGACATCATTAACTCCTATAAAAACATTGTAGAACGTAGACTAACAGATCTGGCTGACCAAGACACCTTAAACTATCTACATCATATTTTTGAAGTATACCACGGTTTGTTAAACAACCCGTCTGAATTTTTTATAGCAGCGCCACCACAGGTACAAAAAGCATTGGGCGAATTAAACATTGCAGTTCATCGCTGTGAATCTATTTCACGGGGTAGTCGTCCTAGACATGTGGTGACTTATTTTGGATTGGTCAAAGAAGAAATCTTGGATCACAGTGATTACGAGTATTTTACAGATGTATCACAGTTTGGCACCATGTATTTGAACTATGTAGAAATTGGAAAAACTCTAACAGACCTAGCACTGGACAACGACCAATACATAAGTGACGAAGCATTTAAACCGTTTACCTACTACAGTGCAGATTTCACAGTGAGATTCTTCCACCCAAAATTAGACATGTTGGCACTGATAAGAGCACATGTGTCAAAGTATTATTCTCAAAACAAACAGTTCTTTTTAGCTCGCGGACTAGATGAAAATCATCCACTGTTTAAACCGGGCTTGCCACCCATTGCAGATCTTGACAATGCTCCCGACGATGTGTTAGAATTACTTGCAAGCAGACAGTTTGTTAAATCCGTTAACTTAACCTAAAAAAATTATGCCAAATTTTGTACCTACCGTATTAGAAAAAACTTCCAATGGTGAACGTGCCTATGACATCTACAGTCGTTTGCTCAAAGACCGTATCATCCTACTGGATAACGAAGTAAGTGAGCACAGTGCCAGCTTGTTGGTCGCACAGTTTTTGTTCTTGGAAAGTGAAAATCCAGAAGCCGATATTTTGTTCTATATCAACAGTCCAGGTGGAAGTGTAACAGCAGGAATGGCAATCTACGACACCATGCAGTTTATCAAACCTGACGTAAGCACCATTGTAATGGGACAGGCCTGCTCCATGGGCAGTTTGTTAGCACAAGCAGGCGCAGCCGGTAAACGTCTGATATTACCACACGCAAGACACATGATCCATCAACCCAGCGGTGGCGCTGGTGGCCAAGCTACTGACATGGAAATCCAGGTGCGGGAAATCCTTAAAATGAAGCAGTATCTCACAGATATCTATGTAAAACACAACACCGCGGGTCGTACATACGCCGAGTTAGCAGCCGACATGGAACGTGATTTCTTCATGAGTGCAGAAGAGGCAGTTGCATACGGCCTTGCAGACCAGGTACTGTCAGCAAGATAAGCCAAACCTTTGCTTGCAATAAATAATAGGAGACTGATAGTCTCCTATTTTTTTAAGATATTATGCGCCTAAACGAGTTTGAAGAACTAAATCTTGCTGTGAATTTTCACGATGAGCTGAACCCTGCACTATGGAAAGGGGACAAGCTACAGCCGCGAGTTCGTAAAACTCTACTGCGCATTGCTCGTCACTTCAAAGACTTCCTGGGCATTGACATGTTTGATCTTGTGGACATCACAATTTCGGGCAGTAATGCAGCCTATACCTACACACCCAATTCAGACATTGATCTACATCTTGTGGTAATGATTCCAGATGAGCACGAAGCAGAACTAAAAGAATTATTCACAGCCAAGAAGTATCAGTACAACGATCAACACAATATCCGTATCCGCGGGTACGATGTCGAACTCTATGTACAGGACGCAGAAGATGCACACCACAGCATGGGTATCTACAGCGTACAACATGATCGCTGGATCAGCCAGCCCAAGCGCCAACGTGCGCAGGTAGATGACATTGAAGTACAAGAAAAGTATCGTAGTGTGAAACATCGTATCAACCAGGCCATCGTCAGTGACAATCACGACAGTGTGGCTCAGTTGTGGGCCTCTATCAAGAGCATGAGAAAAACAGGACTGGAGTCGGGCGGAGAGTTCTCCCCTGAGAATCTTGCATTCAAAATACTTCGTGCAGATGGCAGTTTAGAAAAACTGCGCAAGCACATGGGCAATCTTGAAGACCAAGGACTAGGCCTGCGTGAAGCCGCACGTACAGAATACAAACCAGAGATGTATCTAGATATGGATGGGGTACTGGCAGACTTCTTTACAGAGTATGCCAAGCTGGCAGGAGTCGAAAACGGCAGCTACAGAGACATTCCTCCTGCCAAAACAGATCCTACACTGAACATGATGATAGGCACAGACTTCTTTGCGCGACTACCAAAGTTTCCCACAGCAGACTCGTTAGTTGGCATGGTGGTCAAACTGTTTGGCCACTACAACATCTGCTCTAGTCCACTGCGTGGCGATTTTAAAAACAGCGAAGTACAAAAGACAGTATGGATTAACGAACATCTAAGCCCACAGCCCAAGGACATTGTTATCACTCCCAACAAACCCAAGTATGCCACACAACCAGATGGCACGCCTAACTTCTTGATTGATGACCGCGGCGACAACATCTCCAAGTGGGAAGCAGCCGGTGGTATTGGTATCAAGTATCAGGCAGACGAAGACAGCCTGGATGTTGTGGTACAAGGACTCAAGCGTGGCTTTGAGATCATACGCAAAGAGCGTGAGCATGAACCACAGCAGTTGAAGAGTCAGGACCGAAGCATGCCTGTTGCTGTGCAGCCTGACAAAGAAATCACTGAAGACATAGATCAATCAGATCAAATGAAACGCATTGAACATTTTGTCGACTGGGTATACAAAAAACAACGCATTGATGCGCCACGCCCTAATATAGAACTTTCCAACAAAAAAGACAGTGAAGACATGCATCATACCGGATGGTACAATGCAGACACCAATACCATGTGGGTGTACACTGGCAATCGCAATCTAATCGACATACTGCGCACGATAGCACACGAACTGCGTCATCGCAAACAGGGCAGTGAAGGTCGTATCAAAGGACACAATCCTCCTGGTAGCCCGCTAGAACGTGATGCAGATGCCGAAGCCGGGTATCTGATGAAATTATACGGCAAAGAACATCCGGAGATCATTGAATGAGATACAACCAATTAGTACTGCTAGAGTACGATCGCAACAAAACAGCAGATGCCTATGGTAACAAGCTGATTGCCGCAATGGGACAAGACCGTTGGCTGCTCATGCAAATACAAGCTGAACTACCACAAGGCGCAACTGTTAAAGAACTGGCCAAGACACAGCCACAACAGTTGATAGATATGATACTACAGTATATTGAAAAAGGTGACCCAACACCCAACAAAGAATACAGCCAGAGCATTGCCAAGATGTATAGCAATGGACTGAGCAAGATGGAAGACGTGGTATCTACACTGGCTGACTATCTGGTCAAGTTTGATCGTCTCAAGCGCAAGAAAAAGATACAGCCTCCACGCAATGACTTCAACCGATATCGAGATCTAGAATCTTTTTATGATGTGGTAGACGAATACCCTGAAGAGGAAGAAGCCAAGCCAGAAGTCAAACAAAACGCCCAAGAACTCTATCGTGACAGCAATCTGATTGTTACTATCCCGCAGGACGAGCAGGCCGCCTGCTACTATGGGCAAGGTACTCGTTGGTGTACCGCAGGCAAGAACAACAACCTGTTTAACTACTACACCAAAGGCAATCGCCCACTGTATGTTATTATTCCACGTCAGCAGGCGTATCCTGGAGAAAAGTATCAGTTCCACTTTGAAACCAAACAGTTCATGGACGAACAAGATCAGCAGATTGGTGCAGGCGGTATTGCCAAATTGGTAAAACGATTTCCTGAGCTGACCAAGATCCTACAACTACCTGCAGAGAAATATTCAGTAGCGCCACTAATAGGCGAAGAGTACAAGAGCATTGTCAAAGAGTTTACTCCTACAGTTATAAAACAAACAACAGCAATGGTTGACCAGTATGCTGATCGTATCATTGGGTTTGGTTTCAAGAGCTTGAAAGAATATGGTATTGATCTAGCACAGTCTGAACAAGAATCAATTGCCGCGGGCATGAGAGATTATCTAGCACAGTGTATAACGGCTATGAATGCAAAAGGTGGGATCTGGAGCCAGATAATTGCAGAGCCAGGACTAGAACGCAGTGAAGACAAGATTGAGTCTATCCTCAGTGCTGACAAATCACTGCATATACCTGTTGAAACCAGCAAGTCAGGACAAGCATTGGTAGCGGCCTTGACAAATTCAAGATCAAGAATGCATAAAGATGCGATCCCACACATACAGGATCTTGTGATGCGTGACCCGCTGTTTAGATTCCTCATGCGCCAGATACCCAAGCTGTACACAGCAAAACTACAGGAGCAGGGTCATGCGTTATCGTGAGATAATAGAAGCCATTAAAAACGATGACGACATGTTTAGTGCGCCGGGTAATCTGGCCACCGGCGCCAAGCAGGCAATCAAACAGATAGAAGATCCGTATCTACGCACAGTGAGCCGGGTGCGTGAGTTGGCCAAGACAGGGTTTGGAATAAAAACTCGTGTGAGTAGCATACCTAAAAGTGCATCTCGTGGCAGAGCAACTTTCTGGTTTGGTGACTATGTAAAGGGCCCAGGGGATCGTGCACCAAAACCTCTTCCAGTGGCACAGGAAATAAAAGCAGAACTAGAGAGGCAAGGGTTTGAGTGTAAGTTCACAGGCTCAGGTTGGCTTAGTGTTCTTGTGCCTCCTACCTATTCTGATCTGTTGCGAGAAGAAAACGACGATGAACTGTTTGGCTCTGCGCCTAGTGCCGCTACTCTAACACAATCTATTGCAAGAGCCATTGTTCGTTCAGACAAATCTGCAAGACTGATCACCAGTCCTTTCATGGTTGGATTTGCACTGGGCAAGACCCCAGGAGGGGAACCCTTGCTTCATTACTGGAAGTCAATAGGCAAAGACAAGCAAGATGCAATGCTGGATGGTATCAACGATGCTGTATATGATCTCATAGCCAATAAAGTAACTGAAAATGATGAGTCAGACGATGAACTGTTTGGCGCCGGCGGAGAAAAGGTATTTGTAGTCTTGGCACCCGACGACGAAATACTTAACACGTTCAGTGACATACGCCAAGCAATAGCATATGCCAAAAAACAAATTCCATCATACCTAGAAGATGGCTGGGGTGATGACGATTTCATCAGTGTATATAAACACAATCGGGGTGAGGAAAGCGGAGTGCCTGTAGCTGAGTTTCCAATAACCGATGATCCAATTGACGAAAGCGATGACGACATGTTTGGGTCCAGCACCAGACCAGACACTAAAGTAATTGCACAGGATCTTGAACTATGGCTGCGCCGTAGACAAACAGGCAGTCGACGCCCACTGGCACAGTTTGAAGTAGAATTCGTAGAGGCAGTGATTGCAGGATTCAATCGAAGCTTCCTGCACGGCATACATGTATGGAGCAAGTACAAACTAAGCAACACCGACATACGCTATGATCTACGCAACTACATCGAAGATGCCATGGGCGTGGATGTTGCTGACCACGACGATACCGTTAACGAAAACGCAGAGTCAGACGAAGATTTGTTTGGTGATGGTGAACAAAAGGTATTTGTAGTCTCGGCACCCGACAACGAAGTACTTGGCATGTTTGGTGACATACGCGAAGCAATAGCACATGCCAAAGAACAAATTCCAGGGTACTCGGAAGCTGGGTACGGCACAGACGATTTCATCACGGTGTACAAACAGCGTTGGAACAACGACGACAGTGGAGTGCCTGTAGCGCATTTTCCAATAACTGATGACCCGATCGACGAAAGCAATGACGACGATGACTTGTTTGCATCACCTACCATACGATTTGGCGATTTCTTCAACGAGTATGACGAAGACGAATTGCAGGCACTTGGATTTTCTTATGGTGATCATCCAGAACAAGATGTTGATATAATAAATCACTACCTCGAGGACGGTGGCGCGGTTAACTGGCGAGTTCTAAAACTCACAGGCGCCGAAGACGGACAAGGTGATGACATAGTATTGCATCTGGATCGATCTAGTCGACTAGGCGAAGAAGAATCTGATGATGAGATGTTTGGGGTAAGTGGTTCTGCCGCACAGCGCATGATCTATAAATTTGGTAAGCAGATGTTGGCCAAACTAGAACAAGCCTATAACAATCCTCGTATTAAAGCAGAATATGAAAAACTTACCCAAGGCGAGGAACCAGATGCCAATAGATTATTTGATCTAGTGTGTAGGTCAACCAGCACACCATTTGGTAAAGCGATAGTAGTTGATGCTATTCTGCGCGAATATGCAGGAGGATTCAGTGGACTAAATGATTTTGGAACACTTATTGACTCCGGTGAATGGCATCAGGACATGGTAGAGATGTGGGATATGTTTGGCAATGATCCAGACGTAGCACAACAAGATTGGTTCCAAAAAGAAATACAAACATTCATGGGTGACAGATAATGAAAAGTACAGAATTTATTAGAGAAAATGACCAGAGCGACAGTGACTTATTTGGCGACAATCATCTGGTGTCCACGCTGGCAGACAAATTTGAATTCCCAGAAGAAGGTGCTCTAGGTTATAAAATAGGTGGCGGCGGCATTAGCTATGGCGGTGAGCATCGAACAGAAGGCTTGGTCATTGTTGATCGTAAAAACAATCAGATTGCTTTTATTCCTGACTTCACATACTTTGACGACGAGCCAACACAAGAAGATCTTGATTTCTTATTCTACGATGAGGACGGTGTTGAGAAATTACCTCTTAGCATGCAGAACATAAAAAAGTTCCTGAGCCTCAAAGAAGATGATTCAGACGATGACCTATTTGCTGATCGCAAATCCACGCAACTGGCTACATTTTTTGCTGAAATGGCTAGAGAATGGTATGGCATAGCAGACGACCAACGTGCTGACGACCAAGATTCTGAATACGCTGACGGCACAGAAAGCGATGCTAATTCATTTGAGGAAGTCTCAAATGCATTTAAGCTAGGAATGGAAGCAGGCCTGGATGCATTCAGAGGCCTAGATACCATGCTTAGAGAAAATGCCGCAGAACAAATCGAAGAGGTACTTGACATTGATCTCTATGCACTTGCTTACGGTGAGGATCTAGGCGAGTCAGATAATGACGAACTATTTGGCAATCCTGCACATCGTCGCATTGCACAATGGCTCATGAACTTTGCCAACACCATGCGCAATAATCCTGCAGAGATATCAGGACTGAGCCCAGAGGATGGGCAAGAATACGAAAACGACCTAGAAGAAATTCGTGAAGAGGCCAAGGCCGTGAGGTTTGTGGCCAATGTTTTTGAAAAACAAGGCATGGTGCCAGGCTTGAGAGCCTGGCATGAATATATGCCA